CTTTTGACTTGTAGTAGATTGATTAACTGGTATTCCAGATACCGCACCTGTAAGTGCAGCAAGTCTTTTGTAAGGATCGTCTTGCTGTCTAAGGAACTCGTTAAAGTTAAAGTCAATTCCAGCTTGATTAAGCATTTGTTGTTGATTGCCGATACCAGATAATAAACCAAAGTTTTGATATTGATCTGCTAGTTGATTTCCGAATAGGTTAGATTGGAACTGTCTGTTTTGCATTTCTCTGCCAATGTCCTGACTTGCTAAATTAGTTGCTCTATCAAAACCTTGTAGGTTTAATCTTGATACAGCATCACTAGCTCTATCTGCAAAGTTTCTATTTGTTTCTGCTTCTAATAAAGCTGAACGAGAACCACCAAAAGCACCTCTGCCTATTGCTGCATCTTGATCGCTTTGTAATTGTATTTGTCTTGCTCTATCTAAATCATTAAGTGTGTTATCTATTACTTGTTCTCTAAAAGGATTTTGATAAGCATTTAAGTCTGCTGATAATAAACTTGGTGCATCCTGAGATGCTAGTTCGTTTAATTTACCTCTTGGATCTAAACCAAAAGATTCATCAAACATTCCTCTTGCTTGATCTTGGATGAATAGTTGGTCTGGTGTAAATCCAGCAACGCCTTCTCCTGTAAATGGTGTAAAAGGTGTATTAAATATTGATTTACCTTTACTATATAAATCCTCAAACATTGCCATTTGTCTTGGATCAACTGCTGTACTTGTAGTAGTTTTGCCTTTACTCATAATTCTTTTCTAACCATGTATTCTTGTTCAAAGCCAAGATGTTTAATTTTGCGAAGCCAGCCTTTTCTGCCTCCACCATAAATTCTTTTGCATCCAAAATGTCTTGCAAATTGTTCAAAGCTAGGCAACATTGTTTCTAGCTCTTTGTAGTCTCCTCCACAAAATAATAAATTTAAAACTTTGACTCGTGGAAATTCTACAATCTCGGTTATCATTACCGAGTTTTTACCACCCCAGATATGAAACTCACCTTGATGGATTTTTTCTTTAATATCACTTAAATTATACATATCTTGATGCTTTAATGCACGTTTAATATGATGCTCTAAGCGATCAAACTCTATCTCCCAACGCTTTTTAGACTGTTGCTGTTGCTGAGATTGTTCCGTTGTCTGCGATACTAAGTTTATATTTTGTTCCATTTGGACTCACTAATACGAGTTCAGTAGCATCTACGCCACCTACCTCTATTCTTTCACCTTTCTTAAACGCTAACCCGTCTCTGTACTCTATTTCAGAAATCAGGTAGTTTTGATAATTTGTATCTAATACTGGCCCTGGTCTTCTTAATGCTTTACGTGCCATTACCTACGACCTCTTTTTTTAACATCTAGTCGTATATTACCAACTTTAAATAATTGATCTGTGTCGCCTGTTACTTTCATCTTAACTTGTCTTGCGCTAAATCTTGCATCTGTGTAACCATCATTCTCAAAAGTAAAGCTACCAAAATCTGTTTCTGCGCCAAGCGGAGTAAACCTTCCTGTAAAACTTAATACGACTCCAGGCAATGTTCCAGCTTCTTCATCTGGAATAATCTGATTACATTGCACATAGTTATCACCAACGCCTATTTCTATAGGGCCTGATGTTGCGTAAGGTACTGCTGAACCTATATTCTCTGAGTTGTTTAATGTTGTGCTGTCGTGTTCGTAAACAAAACCAGCGCTATCACATGCTGTTGGAAAATCAAATACGCCTTGATCTAACCAACATCCTCTATCCATAGAACCAATACTCCATACGTTTTCTATGTAGTTCCAGATAACATATTTGTTTGGTGTTAATTGATCTGTGCCAGCAGGAAAGAAAAACCATAACTCGTTAAAGTTAGAGTTGTGTCCACCGCATGATGTTTTTCTATATGGACTATTTATATTGTCATAAACGTAATCATGCACTTCGCATTTAATTTCTTTAACAGCTCCATCAAATATAAAAAATGAGTTTTCGCCCATCCAACATAAGAATGAATCAGCAGCTACAACTGTTCTTGGACTGATTGCTTTACAGTTAGTACCAGCGTCTTGTATGCCATAGATAAAAGGAGAACCTGTGTAATACATTCTAGCTACGCCAGTATCAGTAAAGATAATAATATCTGTTTGCCATTTAACTGCACTTAGAACTCTGCCACCTGTAGGTATTTGTAAATCACCAGCAGTATTAGTTGATGCCGCAGTCCATGTTGTTAGTGTTTCTCTTGATGACCACTGTATC